CTACCCCTACCTACCTACCTACCTCACCCCATACTCACCCCATACACACCCCATACACCTCGCATACACATACCCTTTACCAACACCCCACCTAGTAGTACCCTCGCACCTATGAAGGGCACACCTTGTATCCACCACCTATCACCCAGAGCAGACACCATTAGAGGTATCAGGAGACTTCGCCTAATCAACCCACTACACACATACCAACAAGTAGTAGAGGAGTGGCACTACATAACAACCTTTATGAGTAATGTCTTTAGAGTAATGAGCAAGCAACGCATAGTGAACGACATACTCACACCACAAGTGAATATGAGCGCACTACACATACGCACAGAGAAGCAACTAGGTATATACCAGACAGTCGATTACATAAAGACAATGACACCAGAGCAACAACACACAGTAAGTAATGAAATAAAAAGACGACGCATAAGGGCATACACCACACTCTTACGCACTACCTCAACAAGTGAGTTCTCTAAATGAGTTCGCATACACACCTACCCAAGTTCGTAATAGCACAGCGCACAGTGTCCTATCAGGTGAGTGAGATGCTTACCGATATGACCAGTGACGAGATGAGTGTTCTCTCACTTCGTGACCTACTACGCATAGCCAACGAGTTAGCCATACTTGAGTTCGGCAACACGGACTATGTCACCTATACAGATGAAAATGGTATTGACCTAGCGTCAAAGGCGTACTTAGAAGCGCCTTACCCCACAACCACACCATAACCACACAGGGGCAGGGGTAAGACGCCAGAACAGCGTACAGGGGATATCCATATTTCTGGAAAAATGCGTCTAGTCTGATACTCGCCAACTAGGCTACAAGTATGACCACACACACATATACAACTACATACAACCAAGAACGAGGTGCTTACCGTAAGGGGGCACTGATACAAGCCAGAGTTATCCCAGAGCGTATGAGCGCCTATGGAATTCGTACCGAGTGGGCAGTGTCGCTTACCGTAGCCTCACCAACAGGTGACAGTTCAGACTTCATTGACCTACCTATTCCTTGTCTCTCGCTTTCTCAAGCGTGTGATATCGCAGATGACTACAACAGTGGATTAGCGCCAGAGTTGGTAGGACACTTTCACGCTTTATACAAAGAGCGAGGTTCTTTGTGACAGTCGCAAAGAGCGCACGGGTGTACTCGGGTAACCTACTCATACTTGAGAACGCAGTTCGTGTCGCAGGTATGACGAACGATATAAGTAGAATTGACCTAGCGTTGAGAGGCTTTCTCCCAGAGAAAGTAAAGAGGTCTGCCTATCGTAGAGAGTTAGTCGCAGGTGAGTGGCAAGAGAACACCTCAACCTCACACGCAATATCTGACAGTCGGCGCTTGTATCCAGATGAGTGGAGTGATGACCTAGAGGTATTCACTTCCAGATACGAAACCAGACTTTCATACATAATCGGCAGGTGCTACGGGTTCACCTTTGCTAACAACACAGACACACACAACTCATACAGCAGTGAGGTTCTCTCACTGCTAGTGTCCTCACTCAAGACACAGCCAGAAGAAATACATAGTTCTTTCGGTCTCGGTGTTGTTACGGGTAGAGATGACAAGAGCAAGAGAAACGAATACCAGAAGCAAGAGAGACTAGATACCCTTGTGTCTATCCACCACCCAGTGATGTCTAACTTTGAGTAATCTTCGCACTTGTTCTGGGTGTGGAGAGCAGTGTGCTTGTACACAGCAGGAAAACTACCCAGATAATGGGTGGGTCTTACCATTTGATACCTTCGGTTACTACGGGGGCTTTGATGACAATGTTGATGTCCTACTCACTGATGTCCCGAGTAGGCAATGGGTACTGTGTCACGACTGTGTAGTCAAGTTTCTTACTTTATTCCCTCGCTTACGGGATACTTTCAGCAAGGGTCTACACCTATGCGAGAGCGAGACACCTTGTTGCGAGTGGGCGTGGCGTGGGACTGACAAGTTCGGCGAGTATGAAACCAATGAGAGTGGTGAACTTGTACCTGCCAGTGGAGCGCACTACCAAGTAGTCGAGAACGGCTTATGGGTAGACGCCAAACAAAACAATGAGTGACCACTACGTAAAGCCGTATCTCTACGACCAGACAGATGATGTCATAGCCAGATACGAAGCGATAGCCCTTGAGCGAATAGCGCAGTCAGCGTCAGCAGAGGGTCAGAGCCACTTTGATTATATCCAGACTGCCTTTGACCTTATTCACGCAGTTGCTAACGAAGTGTGGCTTAGCGAGATTACTTACGAATAGATAACTTTTTCGAGAAAGCCGGGGCTCCTCACCACCTAGCCACAGGTGTATCCAGTTATCTATTAGATAACTATTTGTCCGACACTCACTGTGTAAATAATTCCACCCTGAACAATGTAGGCGTATTCCTTTTCAGTTCCTTGATACTCAATGAAGGTTGCCTCAACTGTTCCAGTGGTGTGTCGTTTTCCTTTTCCGTTATCAGTTATGTATCCGAACGATACGGGTATCTGGACAGTCGTTCCCTGTTTTATTTCTGTTCTGTTCATATGTATCTCGGCTCACCGTGTGGTGGGCAGTCCTCGTACGGGTTCTCATTACCCTCGTTGTCCTCGCACGAACACCAACTGAATAACGCTACTTGCGTTTCGTGAGTGAGTTCAGCCATATCGCTCTGTGATGGTGAGCCACCGAGTTGGTCAATGACAACACTCCAGAAGTTCACGAATAGTTGTTCTTGTGTGTTCATTAGTTATCTATTAGTTGTTCGTTCGGCTTGAGATACAACTTGAGCAATACGCCTCAATAGTGTTTCCTTGCTCTGCGTCCACGAACTCCCACTTGCCATAGAAACGCTCGCTGGTCATATCTGCCATTAGCGAGTAGATGTCTGTGTAGCAATACACACCAGAATTATCACAAGTGAAACAGTACGCTCGCACTACTTTTTCATCTCCCGACAATTCAGTTCTGAGGCTTCTGCCGTTCGCTCTTGCTCTGGTTGGGTTGTTCATTACTCAACCACCACCCACGCCATTGCCACTCGCAATAGGTTGTCGTAGTCACCCGACATTGACTGCGTTCTGTATTCAGCAATTTCATCTGCCGATACTTTTGCTCGCCTAAGTGCTTTGGTTACTGTTCCCATAATCGCAAAGGCGTTCCCGTCCTCTCCAGTGAGTTGGACTGTAATCTCTGGATATTTCGTTTCACTCATTGTTTTCCCCTTGTCTAGTAGTTATCTATCAGTGTATCGTTACGGGTACAAAGTAGCCAGACTTACCCGAACACTGCGTCATTGTATATTTCGTCCATATCCTCGTCATCGTCATCGTCATCGTGTTCTGGCTCTACGATATCCAGTTCAGATATTTCACCTGCGCTACGGGCTTCATCTCTGTCGTTCCACTCTGTGCCACTGTCAAAGAAGTGTTTCATTATTTACAGTCCTCTATCATCTGTCCACCATCAGTTAGGCGAAGTTCACAACTGTTATGGGTAGGTAGGTAGATGGTGTCTCCAACGGTGAGTGTCGTGCCGTATGTCTTTACAAGCCTGTCCACTGCTTCCATAAAGTTCCCGTCACAATTCATACGGGCTATCCAGTAGAGCGTGTCTCCCTCTTGGATTACTACGGGTGCGCCAGTACAAAAGAACTCTGCGTCTCTCTCTGACTGGTTCTGTATGTATGTAAAACTAACAAGCGATACGAAAATAACCAGAACCGTAATGAGTACGGCTTTGACTGTCCTATAAGTTGCTTCGTTCATTTCTGTTCTCCCTTTGTTGAGTTATCTATTAGTAGTGGTCACGGGTTAGTTGGTCGTGTACTGCGTCATCTTTCATCTGTTCCTCAAGGCTCGTAATCTTTTGAGTGAGAGACAGGTGTCTGTTGTTTAGACCCTCAAGTTTTTCTGTTTTTGTTTGTGTGTCTGGGCGTGAGTTCCAGTACACAAGTTCGGACTCTGTCTGGGCGATAGCCAGTAGGCAGATTTCATAAGTTTTGGTAAGTGTGGTCATATCTATATTCTAGGGAACACCTGACAAGAAGTAAAGCATTTGATGAAAGTTCTCACGGGTTGCTAGTTAGCAAGTCTTGCGAATTAGAACTTATCGGAAGCCCCCCGTGTGATGGCCATAAAAGCACACAGGGGAAGCCCCGGCTTTTCCCCTGTGTGCTTGGGCGTGTGTGGGTTATCTATCAGAGAACTGGCGCACCCTTCGGGCTTGCCCTCAATGTGGGGGGGGTGGGTTTGGGGCGATACCTCGCCCCTCGCCCGTCAGTACGGAGACCAGTCGGATGACGGAGTGGTCTCGGGGATGTACTGTGCGACCCACTCGCTGTTGAGTCCACACTCGTTCAGGAACTCGGCGAACTCGCTTGCCGATGTGTCACGCCAAGAGCCTGCGAGAGCCTCAACCATGCCGAACGCAATCTGTGCGATGTGAAAGTGTGCGTCTCGGGAAATGGTGTCGTTCCAGTCGGACTCGGGTGTGTCCTTCTCCCAAGGGAAACCGCAGCGACCCTCGGTTGCGTCACGGTAGTCCTCGTAGTCAAGGCTGTCACGGCGCAACGCTTCGGTCTCGTAGTCGTGGTACGGCTCGGACATCAGACGCACCATGCGAGCGTGCGCCTGAATTGATTTGGCAACAATGGATTTTGCTTCATTGAGGTTCATGGTTTTCCCTTCGGTGTGTGGTGTGACATCAGCGTATCGGAAAGGGTACAGGCTTGACGAGTTATCTATTAGAGAAGGTCGGGGGCGTTTGAGTTTGGCCATAGAGAAACATCTGGGCTTTTGCGAAACATCTGGGCTTTTTATCGGAAGCCCCCCGTGACCAGAGCAGGTCAAAACATCGGGAAGCCCCGGCTAAAACTCGAAAAAAAATGAAAGAAAACTGGCGCACCCAACGAAATGAGTTGGGCTTGCCCTCGGGGGGAGGGCAAGCACCAGTTATCTATTAGTCACTCCCAACTGATGAAGCCGGTATCTGGGTCGGTGTAGTTCGGAGCAGAGTGGTCGATTGCGACTTCGCTGAAACCCACCGGCTCGACACGGTACAACTTCACACCAATTCGGATTTCGTCACCAACGCTCAACGCTGTGTGTGTCCGGTATGAAGCGAGTTGTGGCTCGATTTGTTCCCAGAGACGACCGGTGTACATGTTGGTCGCCATGAAAATCGCCTCGCAGATTGCGTCATGATTTTCTTCTGATGTGTCAATGTCTCCGAAAAAGAGCGTGACGCTCGAGTGGAAACGTCCGGCGTCTTTGTCTTCCGGAAAAGCCTTCCAGTAAATCGTTCCTGTGTTCATGTGATGTCCCTTCGTTGTGTGGTGTACCACCACCATATCGGGAGCGTTACAGACTAGCCAGAGTTATCTATTAGTAAATCGAAAAAACGAGAATTTGTTATCGGAAGCCCCCCATGACCAACAGGGCAGGTCAAAACACAGGGAAGCCCCGGCTTCGACACAAACCAAAATGAACTGGCGCGCCCTGACGGGCTTGCCCGCAAGTAGGAGAAAAAATCGCGCTGGCTAGTCTGTACCCTTGCTGATACAGTACAAGTACACCACAACAAATAGGGGGTAGTTATCAACACAACAGAAATCAAGCAGAAAGCTCGCGAGGCTATGGACGCGGGAGTAATCATTGGGGACGGACATACTCTGTTCGCGCCCGAGTATTACGCGCCATACTTCACTGCGAGTGACCTCGCAAAAGCGAAGCTCATTACCAAGCACAAGTCGGACGGCTCTTACAAGGGAACCATATTCGCAAGTGACGGCTCTCCTATTGAGGAATTAGAAGCGGTCTATAACTTGAGCTTTCTCTACTGGCTCGCTCGCAATATCGGAGTGACACAGAGCGTGCAGGCCAACGGTAGAGGCTCACAGGCCTCTGAACTCGTTGGATATATCCGCGAGGCTCTAGCCGTCTAATCAGCTCACAGAGTTATCTATTAGAGAGTGTGGCCTGCTCTGCGGGTCACACTCTCGCTGTATGTACGGGAAAGAAAGTTATCTATTAGAGAGTGCGTGGCCACCGTTGGAGAGCGACCACTATGAGTAGAAGCGGCGCTCACTTGTAGTGGCCAAGAATAGAACCCGAACACCGAGCCACCCGAACAAGAAACATCTGGGCAGTTATCGGAAGCCCCCCGTGACCAACAGAGCCAGACCTACGCGGGAAGCCCCGCTATACCTATAAGCTGTATTAGATAAATCTATCTAGAAAGTAAGCGAGAGGAAAGACTATGGCACACGGGTTAGAGATAACAGCAGATGGGGTAGCCCGTATGGCGTACTCCAATAGAGAGATACCGTGGCACAGGCTTGGGGTATCAATGAACGGGTTGCAGACAGTCGAAGCAATGCTTGAGGCTGCGAAGGCTGACTTCGACGTGGTTACAACACGGGTTGCTGTGTGCGACGATAACGGTGAGCCAATTAGAAACCCAGACAATTCGCCAGTACTCATCAATGACAGTCGCGCGACCGTACGGGTGAACAGTGACGGCACATTTGACGGGCTATCTACGGTTGGAACTCGCTACGTAGTCCAACAGAACAAAGAGTGCATGGACTATGCGCTTGCGATAGTCGGCGCTAGCAAGGGTGACGCAGTAGTGGATACCTGTGGCGTTCTAAACGAGGGGCGTGAGTTTTTCGCCTCGCTCGACTTGGGCTCGCTAATCATTGACCCAATGGGCATAAACGACAGCATTGAGCGTTATCTATTAGTAAGAAACGGACACGACGGCAAGACGCCGATTACCTTCGCAAATACTTCTATTCGTGCCGTATGTAAGAACACGGTAATCGCTGGTATGAAAACTGCGAAGCGTGTGTTCACTGCTCGTCACACTAGAAACGTTGAGAGCGCAATAGAGCAAGCAAATGAAGTTCTCAATATCTCTAATGTCTGGGCGTCAGAATTCGCCAGAACTGCCGAGAAACTTCTTTCGGTCAAAGTCGCACCTGGAACAAAGATATTCGGCGACGTGCTTAACGCTGTATTTCCTCTGGAGAGTGGCTCTACGTCAAGACAAAAGAAAAATAGAGATAATGTCTTGTCTCTTGTCAAGGGTGTTTATGAAAGTGACAACAATGCAAAGGGCTACGGGTACAACGGTTGGTCAATGCTAAACGCAATTGGTGAGTACCTCGACCACTACCGAGAAGCAACTCCAGTAGAGAGAGCGTTAGCGTCAATGGATAATAACTCTTGGGTTACTCGAGCCAAGATGATAGCTCAAGACAAACTCTTGTCAGTATAAAAAGCATTTTCGGTTGTATCATTTATCTATAACCCCCACGAAGTGAGGCAGTAGTGAGCGAAGAACACGACGAAGAAGCATCGGACTTCCCAGATGACTTCCCTGATGACGCGCCAACTAGAGAAGAACTAGCTATTTGGCTTAGTGAGTTTATGTCGCAGTCGCAAAAAGCAACGGCAATGTACCGTAACCACTTCTGCAACCTACTAGTCGCAAAGCTTCACTACGAATTCGGCACCGAAGGTATGTGTGAACTGATGATGGCTATCGACAAGAGGGCTGGATGGGTGTCTGACATAATTATCGAGGACAACGATATTCATGATGTTCTATTCCGTGAATATGGTGTATTCGATAATGACGCAATAATCAAGGCACGGATGAGCAGCCAACTTACCGAAATGAATAAGAAAATATGGAGACTTAGAAAGAAGTACTCCAGACTTATCGCCGAAGAAATAGTCGCTGGCGCTAACGCCAGACACACAGAAGCGTAATTACCTCTTAGAGGCTTTCTCCATAAGGTTTAGTATCAACTGAACCGCACCCTCTGTTTCGGCGAACTCTCCGCCTTCTACTGCAGCGTTCACTACTGACCTTTTGTTATCTATTAGTGCATAAATGTATTCATCTATTGTTCCGCTGGTCAGCATGTATGTAGCGGTAACAGAACCCTTCTGCCCAAGTCGGTGAAGTCTCGAGTAGGTCTGGTCCACGTCTGCGGGTGTCCAGGGAAGTTCTATGAATAGGCACTCCTCGGATGAGGTTAGGGTGTGTCCTGTCTTTGCTGCCTGTATGGATAGCACGATTACTGGCGCTTCCTCTACCGATAGCGTCTGGAACTTCCTCTTGTTCTCCTCTACTTCCTCAACCTTCATGCCACCCTGGATACGCAGACCGCCAAACTTTCTGGCTAGTTCGTCGACCACGTCTCTGTGGTGAGCAGCAACGACGACTTTCTTTCCATTATCTACTCTTTCTTGTATCCACTCTATTGCCGCTTCCATCTTCGCTTTAGCAGCCAGTCTCCTAAGGACCGATAGTCGTACGAGGTGTTCGTTCGCTTCTGCTCTAATCATTGCTGACATAGCAGCGTTGTATGAAGGTAGTCCCTGCTCTATCGCCAATTGACGGGCTCTCTCTGCGATGTACATCAAGATGTCTTCTTCCGCCTTGACGTATTCCTTCATTGCCGGCGCTGAACCGTCTACAACTAGTCGGCTATGTACTACGGGTGGTAACTCTGATAAGACTTGGTCCTTGGTTCTACGTATGTAGCATGCTCCACGTAGTCGTTCGTTTAGTTCGTCGAGGTGTGAGTTGCCACTTAGGTTCCACTGACCGAACCTGTCTTGATACGCTGCGCAATACCTTCGATAGAAGCCCCATAGACCACCGAAGTCCTTCAGCCTTCCGAGTATGTCTAACTGACTTGCGTACTCTGCTGGTCTATTGGTTACGGGTGTCCCCGTTAGACATAGCACGGGTGTATTTTTCTTTGTACTTCTGGCTATCTTGACTGCCGCCTTTGTTCTTTGCGCTGTCGATGTCTTGCAGTAATGACTTTCGTCAAATACGTACGAGCCATGCTCCATTAGTTGGGACTGCCACGCTTGTATGTTGCTGTACCCAACGACAACGACGTCATAAGAGTTCTCGAGTGGGAAAGACTTTCTATTGGTTACTGCGCTCACTCGTCTATGCGGTACCCACTTGGATATCTCGTACGACCAGTTCAGTACGAGGCTTGGTGGACAAACGATTACCGCTGGATAGATGTCTCCCTCGCGTGACGACAGATATTCCAACGTTGCTATTGCTTGTATCGTCTTTCCTAATCCCATCTCGTCTGCGATAAACGTTCGTCTGGCGTTCGCAGCATAAGCAACTCCAGCTTTCTGGTACGGCAATAGTTCTCCGGTCAAACCGGGGACAACGATGTCGGCGTCAGTCGAGCGAGAAGCTTCTATCAGTGTATTTATTTCAGTATTTACTCTTTGTAATATTGCTGTCACGCCGGCGTCTACGGGTACATCGAAACCGTTCGCCCACTCGATTACCTGTGTTATCGATGACAATGGTGCGCGCCACGAATATCTATCGCCATCCCAGGACACGGCAGGTATTTTCTTTACCGCTGAAATAATTACTCTTTCATACGGGAACTTCATATAAATCATTTCATCATGAAGCGATACTCGCTTATCCCCCTGTGACGTAATGCTTTTAGGAGCTTGGAATTTGAGTATGTCCGAAGTTATGTCGAACTCGTATTTGAGAGCGAACTCTCTGGCCGAAGCAATAGATGTTATTGGTACTCTCCAGATACGTGAGACCTTGTCCCACCTAGCTCCCTCGACACGCTTCATCTCGTTGACCTGTTCCTGGTCGTACGGGAAGTCAAAGAGGAGCTCTCTCCCATCCAGATACATCTTCATCAGGAAAGTATATTCCAGATGGGTAACCACTGACGGGCCACGTACGAGCAGCCATCGAAGGGAAATAAGATGGTTCCCGTAGTGACCCGTCAGCCACCACGTGAGTCATCCTACAGATGCAGCATCAGACTAGCCACGGGATATCATGTAGTACCTATGACCCAACCTATGTACTCTCTCTTTAAATGTGTTGTGTGTGGTTTGCCATTGGACCCGTCTAGCTCTAATTCGGAAAGGCTAGGCGTTGTCTGGCTTAAGTCAAACGGCAGGACGGTTAACCGGGTTGTAGAGGAACTTCACTCATACAAGCATGACTTCTGTAATGACAAGGGGATGACTGACTATGTACAAGATGCGCTTTTCTAGACTGGCCGGACGGCTGCGAAACATACGGGCAGTTATCTATTGGAAGAAGAACAGTCTTCTCGCCCCACCATGTGAGTACTGCATATTCGAAGAGACGAAGATGCCTAATGCGCGCGGCCGGATGAAGTACTACCCGGTTTGGATTACATGCACGAATCCGCATTGGGGTGGGCCGGCAAATGACGGGTGTCAGTGGGGAAACGTTTAAGTTATCGGAAGCCCCCGTGAAAAGGTTTAGAGCGGGGCTCCGCCCATAGTTATCTATTAGCACCCCAGTCTCTCGCACTCACAAACACCCGTCACCTTACACTCGGTATGTCCGAGGAGTCCGCAGAGTCTTGCGTACTCGACCTGGTCGGTGACTACCTCGCCGCCCTGCTCCTCGAGCATGAACATTTTGTAGTGATTTACGCACCATATTTCGTGCGTTGCCGCGCGCTCATTGGAAGTGAATAAGCACCGTTCGCAGATTTGAGTTGTCATACGCGCAGCGTATCAGGAAAGGTACAGACTAGACGAGTTATCTATTAGAGAAAGACACCCCGGAATCATTTGCGGCTGTTGTGTCGAATCGTCTCGCCAACCCGCCCGCGGTGAAGCCCCGGGGGGAAACGGTTGAGGCCGGGGCTTTTCTCGCGTTGTGTTTGGCTCTGAACACGGGGGGCTTCCGATAACCCACTGGCGCTCGGTGACACTCACTGGTGGACACTGACGGACACTGGCACTCTGTGGCGCTCTGTAGCGCTCGGTGGCGAACACTCACACTCGGTAGCGCGCTCGGTGACGGACACTGGCGCTCTGTAGCGCTCGGTGATGTACGTTGCCGAACACTCGCGCTCACTGGCGAACACTCACACTCGCGCTCGGTGACGCTCGGTGTATTACTAATAGATAACTATTTACCGCGAGAGTGTGACGCGTAGAACGCGCCACACTCTCTAATAGATAACTATTCGGCTAGTGCTTTATGTATGTTGCTGACTAATTCCATAGCCTGCGAACCGCGACCCATTGAGCGTATATTAGTGTCAGCGCCAATTTGTATGGCAACCCAGTACAAAAAATCAAGGTTATACACTGCTTTTAGTTCGTCCACTACAGAACCATCATGAGCGAATATCGTTCCTTTGTAAGAACCATCAGATTCATGATTCTCTACTAGCCCTGCTTCGGTCAATTCACTTAGCGTAAAATGTGGCGCGTAATACTCGGGATAAAACAAAGTATGTCCGTCTCCGATAATGATATTTGCTTTTATTGCCTCACGTACTTTTTCTTTTGTGATGTTCATATTTTCCCCTCGCTGGTAGTTATCTATTAGTGAATAAAAGTGTTGGTAATCGTGAGCGACTAAAGCCACTCGGCTAAATCGCCATCCATAATTTCAGATGGGTCTAGTCCGTGTTGCTCTGCTATCGCATCCCATAAATCTTCTTCGGTGAAATTACCTTCGGGCAAGTAGTCGTAAAATGTTCCCGTCTTTTCGCGTGGCACGATTAGTTCTACTTCTTCATCAAGCGGAAAAGAATCAAAAGTAGGTTCTGCTAGTTGCTCATCTTCATAACCCTCTACATCAACAACTAATCCCGTAGCGTCAATCTCAACATCGGAAATTACAGTAGTTGTGTAACCGCCCCACTTATCCACGTACTTGATTCGCATACCTTCTTTTAGGTCTTGGGCTTTTATGGTTGTCACTTTTTCTCCCTTGTTAGTTGTGGTCATAATCAAATCGTACTAGGCGCGGTACAAACTAGACGCTCTAGGAATCCCTTATACAGCATGGTGAATAGTTATCTATTAGTAGATAACGCCTAAACCTTATTGCGATAATCCCATACATGAATTAGTGGATACAAAGTACCGAGACACTCTAAATCTATTTCTTCATTATCTATGTCTGGAGTAGTACAGAACATACTTGCCTTAGCGTCTATCCCGTTGTAGTTGTCTGGGTAGTTCTCTCTTACCGTTGCCACGAACTCATCAAATTGTTTTCTTCCGATATTCGCGAGTAGTGCTAGTTGGCAAGCGAATAAATCTGGCTCGGTAATTTTTGGCATGGTTAGAGATAGTGTCGCGCGATTATTTCGCTTTTGCTTTTCCCACTCATCACCGAATTGTTCCGTCAATACTTGCTTCACTTCTTTTGATTTTATTCCAAAGTGTTTTGCAATATCGCACACTGGTACTTCATCAAGAAACATCTCACATATGTATTTGTACAATTTGGAATTGAGCGATATCTCGGTCATGGCGTTCCCCAATAGTTATCTATTAGTAATAGTTATCTATTAGTAGTATTTCGCTTTCGCCTCTACGGGTGAAGTAGGCGATAGCGTCATCACGCTTGATAGTTCGCTCTAGGACTATTGGCTCATCTCCATCACGCGCTAGACGTTCTGAAAACCACTTTGCTCTACTCTGGTCAAGCGTCCATGAGAACCCATCTTCGTTCTGCCCTGCAATGCACCCACGATAAACGGTAAGCGTCTCTGGTAGTTCTTTGTACTGCTCGTACTCATCAGCGTCCATCATCAAGTGACGGTCACTCCTATTGGCGGTAAGTAGTTCGTGAATTAGGTGCTTTTCTTGCCACATATTCTCTGTACCGATACATACGTCAGCGAGTAATGCCCAATACTCGGCGTCAGTAAGTAGGTTCTCAATGGAGTCAAAAGCGTTTATACGGTATGGCTTTTCGTGGAGATAGACGTAGGTGCTGTACTGCTCGTTTTCTATCGCTCGGTCTATCGCGATTTTCTTCTGGGTATAAAGCAGATTTATTGTCGCTGTATCAAGTACGCCAACGATATGGACGTATGGGTGAGATACGCGCTTGCCGAATATCTCACACTCCACCACGTAGTCCTGTAGTTCTTCTAGTAGTTCTTCCATGTAAGTAAATGTACCAGTGACGTATCAGAATTGCAAGAGTTATCGGAAGCCCCCCGTCTCCAGCAAAAAAGCTTTTGGAACAAGAGCGCAAGAAGCCCCGGCAAAACTCTGGCGCACCCACCAAAAGAGGTGGGCTTGCCCTCAAGGTGCGGGGCTCCTGCTGGGTTGGTCAAATGCCGGTCTATCCACGTCACTATCGAACAGCGGCTAGTCTGTACCACGGGTGGTAGGTTGCGCGTGGCGCAAGCCACCAACTGAAAGGGGACAAGATGAAGAAGACAGTCGAGTGCGGTGTCTGCGGACACAGCGAAGCAACTCACTACCACGAGACCGAGACTGTTCACGAAAGCGGACAGGGCGAGTTCATGTGCTGCAGTTGCGACCACGGCTCGGGGGTTTGCCAATGAGAAGGACAATCGAGTGGCGGCTCACCGAAGCTCAGAAAGAGGCAATCCTTCGGGCAATCATTCACTGCCCGACAATTGTCGGCGATGGCGAGGAAGAGCTCAGTCGACACAGAGCCAATTCGGCTCGAGTGTCGGCGGAGCTCGAGAAGCTTGGCTGGAGTGAGGGCTCTCTTTGGGAGTACCTCAACGGGGACACCCGCCGAAAGGCGAAGTCTCGCTGAGCTGCTCGCGGGGGTGTCGAACCCTCCGGGCACTCGCCCAGCAAGAGCCCCGGCTAAACACAAAACACGCGGGGCTTTCCCCCGAAGGGGAAGGCTTAGGCGTCACGGGGGGCTTCCGATAAGTCTGGCGCACCCTATCGCTTCGCTTCGGGATTGCCCACAAGCGAGCCGACTATCCCTAATAGATAACTTGTCAAGCCTGTACCTTGGCTAGTATGATGATTACTAATAACCACCAACCACGAAGGGAATAAATAATGGAGATTATGGAACTAGCCGAGCGAGTGGAGAGTGAAGTGAACGACACTCTCGGGTTTGACCTAAAGCAAGCCCTACTTGTATCCGTTACAGACGGACTATTTGGAGTTGAGTTATCAGCACCACTTGCTCACGGAGATGTCTATGAACTATTGGAGAGCGAAGCGTCAATGGAGTTGGCTAAGCGTTCGGAGTATGTCGCTATCGTCACTTGTGGTTGGGCTGCGCCTATCCGTGAAGATGATGATGATGATAACCAAGTAGCACCAAGCCAACACCCAGCCCGTAGGCGTGTCCGTCTAGTCGTACTTGCTAACCGTAGTTCAGTATCTAGCGTGCTTCGCTTCAGCGATACGCCTGATGAAGTAGTTACAGACGCAGGCAAGGCTACAGGTTCGCTCGCAGACGCTATCCACCAACTCATATCTAAGACCGTTAGAAACTCAAACTAACTACTAATAGATAACTCAACTCACGCCACGACACTCACCCCCCGAGTGTCGTGGCGTTTAGTTATCTATGAGAGATACAGCGAACTCACTTACTAATAGATAACCCACCCCGAGCAGGGGAAAGCCCCGCTGGAAAGACTTTGTCGCGGGGCTTGTCCCCGAGCAGGGGCTGGGGCAGGCTTCGCCGTAGACGGGGGGCTTCCGATAATTCTGGCGCACCCTATCGGGCTTGCCCACAACCTCAAAGGGCTATCTCTAATAGATAACTCACGGGCTACGGACAACCTCTAATAGATAACTCAAATACTGGCAAGTCTGTAAGCGTCTTACTAGGCTTGTAGTACCACTACAACCACAAGGGGGCAAGTATGAGCGAAGTACCAACCAACCGAATAGATGTTGCTGTTGCTTATTTGGAATTGCATTATCACGCTAATTCTTTCTATGCGAGTTTGTTCTATTCATTTCAGAAAAATGGAACTCTGACTATCAAGCAGATAGAAGCCGTTGAGAAAGATATCGCTATTGCTGAATTGCGTGTCAAGTCGGAAGTAAATCCCGTGACTGTTATCGGTATGTACCGAAATGCTGACGGTGTGTTTCGTGTGAAGCAAAGCAAGGAAAGTGGCAACCTCTACGCTATGCGTCTTGTTCCAGAAGCAACCACCAAGTCAGAACGCTTTACATACGAGCGTGGTGGCATTTATAAACTCACGGCTGATAATCGTATGACCGTAGAGGAGTGCGCTGAACTTGGCTTGCTGTACTCAATGTGTGTCATCTGTGGCGCAGACCTTACAGACCCAAAGAGCGTTGCTCGGGGTATGGGTGCTACTTGTGCGAAAAATGTCTAACTACTAATAGATAACTAGAAAAGGGGAAAAATGAACATCATCACATCAGTATTCATAAGCGCATTATTTCTATCCAGTCCTTTATGGCTTGCTGTAATTATTGGAAAACTCAAGTCACGCCGAGAAGCCAAAGAGAACCTAATCCAAGACACGATAGAGAACGCTATGCGTCAAGGATACGACTGGGGCTATGAGAAGGGCTACCTAGACGCAGAACTAGAAAAAGACCCAAACTACACACCAAGTCCAAGTCCATTTAGTTACTGGAACATTGGATATAACCAACCACAACATCAAGGAAGCGAGAAATAATTATGAACACTGAATACGAAACAGACACCTATCAGACCGAGTGCGTTCATTGTGAGCGTGAAGCGAACTGGTCTGAAATTGACCCGAACACCGATTATCCATTTGGGTTCATTGAGGACAAGTGGGAGAACCTGTGGTGCGAGGAGTGCTACAACGAGGATAGGAAGCAGAGCCGTAGTGGGGGAAATGAGCGTCACTCGTCTATTAGTGACTACTCACATTGGAACGAGGAAGCGTCTATCGTCAAGGCACAAGAGGACAGATACTCTGACTACTACGCCGAGCCAAAGGAATATGACGATTACTAGACGTAGTCGGATTACGAGTTATCTATTAGTGATAGGGAACTATCGCTAGTAGGTAATTAGTTATCTATTGAGAATAGGTGAAGCGAGGTGCTTCGTGCTTCCCTGAATAAATATCCTGCGTCTGTAATCCACTTAGCAAATGCGTTCACCTCTGTAACGAGTTCGCTCATTGACACACCCCACTCTTTACATTGGTCATCAAAGTTGCCTTCGGCTATATCGCCCCAGACAGCCTCAATGGCTTGTGCGCCAGTCGTAGCGAGCGTGTAGTAATTCTCTGTAAGTATCAAAATTATTTCTTGTTTATCCATTTGCTCATCATACCGACACAGAACCTTTGCGACTTATCGGAAGCCCCCCGTGTTCAGAGATGCGACAGCCCCACAGGGAAGCCCCGGCAAACACACCCGCCCGCGGGGCTTCTCCCCAGCTCGGCACCTGCGCGTCACGGGGGGCTCCCGATAACAAGCCCAGACGATTGACTGGCGCGCGCTCACGCGCTTGCCCACACGTGAACACGGCGCAATCTCTAATAGATAACTTGGCAAGCCTGTACCAGCGCTGATACTCTAATAGATAACTACTACGAAGGGAGCAAGGTTATGGGCAGAGTATTTGCAGAGGAATTGAGTAGCGATGAGTTTGGTCTAGGTCTATCGGAGTCAATCCGTATTCACCTAGTAAGCAATCACTACCCACCAGTGCCAGCGTCAATGGTGCCAGTGTGCATGCAAGCGATTCAGAGTTACAACGAGAATATGAACGGCGATGAGCGCTTGGAATTGCCAAACGGTGTATCGTGGCGAGGCGAGGCAACCGCGCCAGCATGGGCAATCATTGAGAGTCACCACCTGCATGCTTGGTGCGATTCAGATGAGGATTACTACGATGAAGAGGGAGACGCGCAATGAGCGAAGACACAACGGTTATTACTTGCCTGAACGATGGCGATATGTCGAATCCTTGTGAGGGATTAGTGGAGTACCAGTTCACTCTGCCAGTTCGTTATTACAATTCAGGTGCAATGGTGCAATTCCCACGTTGCGCCAAACACTTTATTGACTATTGCGATGCTTACGATGAGCGTCAAGCGCGAGAGGAACGGTATCGCGCAAGTCTGTATTGCGAACACGGTACTTACATTGGCGATGCTTGGGGCCCTGACTACTTGTGTGGTCGTTGCGAGTCCGAGTAACGCGAAGTTATCTATTAGTGATTCACGCCGATTCACTGATAGATAACTTTGCATCGCGTGGGCAAGCGCGTGAGCGCGCGCCAGTGAATCGTCTGGGCAATCGGGTGAGCTCCGAGCGGGGGAAGCCCCGCGCGAGAGGATGAAAGCCGGGGCTTTTCCCCGAGTAAGAGGCTCTGACTGGACACGGGGGGCTTCCGATAACTTTCTGCTGTTTTTCTTTCTTTCTTTATTTCTGTGAGGGTGCTTGACTTTATTTCCAGCCTTGCCTAACCTAATAGATAACTACTAACCACAAAGGGGATACGCAATGAACACAAGGGAACTAGAACGACAAGAGAAAATAGACGCACATTATCGGGCGTTAGCAAAAAACATTTGGCTAATGGCTATCGCTATGGTCATCATTTCTCTTTTGGTTTTTTTCGGTCTATCTAGTCCGTCTTACTCTTGCCCAAATATCACGGTCACTGTTCAGCAAGGTGACACGCTTGACGGGATTATTCGTGAACACTGTTCAGGTACTTACACTGACGCACTTGACGATATTGTGAGCGAGTACGGCACGACTATCTACGCAGGGCAGACCGTCACACTTCCAGACGGTAACTAATAGATAACTATTTGGCTAGTCTGTATCATCACCGATAGTCTCACACCTAATAACTACTAGACACAAGGGGCAAAAAATTATGGGTTACACGCATTACACATACCGACCACGCAAGAACGCAGGTTCGGCTTATATGTTCGGCAAATTGGCGCTAGACGCTAAGACCATTTGCGATTACGCAAACGCAAACGGAATTTGTATCCGTAACGGCAACGGCGAAGGCGAGCCAGAATTTACAGAATTTTATTTTTCTATAAATGGTGACGCAAGCGCTTTCACAAGTGAGGGCAGAGACTTAGCCCATGAGACTTTTTATTGGGCAGGTATTCCGAGCCAGCCAGAGTGGCGCAAAGATGAGCCAGATTTTTTTGAGTTTTGTAAGACTGCCTACAAGCCTTATGACGCTGTAGTGACGGCGATACTTATTCGGGCTAAGACTATCTATGGCTCTTGTGTCCGTATCTCATCTGACGGCGAGTGGAGTGAGTGGCAGGCAGGGCGTGATATGTATGAGGCGATTTTTGGCGAAGTAGCCGAGTGCCCATTTGAGAGGGCGAGCGTATGAACGAAAACGAAAACGAAAACGAAAATACCGAGCAAGCATTTACCTATAACGATTTAGCCATAATGATTGGCTATCGTATGATGAACCTAATCGGGATAATGAGCCAACTAGGACTAACCACTCTGCCTCATTTCATAAAGACCTACCTAGACCCGAGCCAGACTGATGACCCCTACCAGCGAGATTATGAGCGTTGGCTAAAGTGGGCGCTAGCACCTAAAAACTCTGATGAGCGAGAACACCTGTACCCCACAGACTTTGTGAAAATTTGTCAAGCGACACTGACCCCACTTACCCTGCCAGAGCCAGAGACACTATCTGCGCCATGCATTGAGTGTGGCAAGCGCCTAACGGCTGATGAGATTTACTACGGGCATGACTGCGAGGGCTAATGCTCTCGGGTTATCTACTACTAATAGATAACTATTCCACCAATACAAATAAAACAAAATCTCGACGCAAGCGCAAAGGAGCCCCGCTGACAAAGTTTGACGCGGGGCTTCAACCTGCTCGCACAAACGAGCGTTCGCAGGCACAACACGGGGGGCTTCCGATAAGTTCGCCCGACCCCACGACTTTCGTGACCTCTTTCATTTCAGTCTTTATTATTTGACGGTGGTGGAAGACCCTCTCCCTAATAGATAACTATGGGTGTGGCTAGTCTGTACCTTTGCTGATACGCTGACATCACTCCCGTTGTACCACCACAACTAGACCCAATGGGAGTGGAGAAAAAAATGAGTAAGTCCTTATCCGTGAAAGTCAAGGTGAGTTCGCTCATCAAGGCTTTAGAGACAGCGTTGGCTGACCGTGAAAAACGGTATGCCACACAAGAAGCAGAGCAAGCCAAGTACGAAAAGGCTGTTGAGGCGTTCAACCTCGCAGTCCTTAGAGCAGTCAAGGCTGGCAAAGGCGAGATTGAGGAAGTGTCCAAGAACTACTGGTTTGACCGACAGAAAAAGAAAAAAGGAAAGTCATCTTTCTCTGTAACTGTGTTGCTTCCTACAAGCGCAATTCCTGCTGAACCCGAAGCACCGAGAGACTACTCGGAACATCAGTACAAGCGTGAGAAAGACGACATCACGCAGGCAATCCGTGTGCTGAAAATGACAGACCAAGAGTATGTCAATGCGAGCACATACAAGAGCGTGGCTGAATACCTGTAATCCCCTTCCAGAGAAAAGCCCAAAGGGCTGGTGGGCAAATCGCCTGCCAGCCCTTTCTCCATTTATTGGTGAAGTTATCTATGAGAGATGGGGCGATTACCTCTAATAGATAACTCTGAACGCACTCCGATACACAGACGCTCGTAGTGTCTCGTTCGCATTACGCAGTTCGGCAATCTCTCTCTCAAGAGCGTTGAGCCTCTGTCGTGTTGCCAAGAAATCAAACTTATTGGAAGCCACCCGTGATATCGGGACAATGCTGGCAAGGAAGCCCCGGCTTTGAGGCTTTCTCGACGGGGCTTCCTTCGCAGAAGGACTGCGCTGGGACACGGGGGGCTTCCGATAACTGTCGGCTCTGTCGCTCACTCACACAGGCTACCCGAACGGGTGTTCGTATGCCCCAAGTCTCTAATAGATAACTGTCAAGGTATGTTGGAAAGTCTGATACTCGGGGTGTAGGGTAGTGGCTAGCCACAACCCACACCAACTAGAAAGCAGGTAATCAAATGGCTACATCAGCAAGGGCAGTAGAAGCAACAGAGCAATATCTAAAGGCTCTGACACTCCAAGAGCAAGCCGAGCAAATGCTCGCAGAAGTGAAAGAAACAATGCTCGCCGTCTTTCAGGCAGAGGGCATTACCGAGACAGAAGTGAACGAACTCGTTGTAAAGGTTTCACCGTCATCACGCCGAAACTTTGACATTGAGAAACTCCGTGAGAAACTCACGCCTGCTCTCTTTCGTAAAGTGACCAAGCCAACAGTGGATACACGGGCTTGGGATAGCGCACAGGACAAAGGTGAAATTAGCAAGAAAGTAATCTCAACCTGCGTAGAAGTGACAAGTTTCTTTCGTGTCACCGTCAAGCCTGCGAAGGGCGCACAGAAGCCAGCCACCAAACAGGTAAGCGAAGTCGCTTAGTCTGTCTAGTCTGTATCGGGGGCGTAAATGCCCCCGATACACTAATAGATAACTCCAACTACTAGGAAAGGGGCAGAAATGCCAACAGCATTACTACTAAAGACAACAGGCGAAGTAATCCCGTTAGAACTAAACAACGAGAACGACCACATACTTATTCGTGAAAGCGTTGGGGGCTGGTTTGACTGCGTGAGAAATCACGAAAGGCGCATTGTCGGATATGTACACGACGAAGGGCTACTCATTGGACTACCAGCAAATCCAGTTTCGTCGTTTCTCTTTGACCAAGTACTCGCAGGTGACTGCGTTATCGTTGGCTCTTTCAGCGAGGCTGGAGAGTATGACGGAGAGAGCCACGAACTCCCTAAGATGTTTCACTCGGGTCGTTTCGTGGAAATGGCAGGCGAAATGGGCGCAGATGTAGAACTCAACGAGAAACTAAACGCTCTGCTCGCTGGAGTAGATACAAGTTTCACAGTCAGCGAGTGGACTGAATAGTTATCTATTAGGAGAGTGGTGCGAAATCCGTGCCACTCTCCAAATGGATTATTTCTAATAGATAACTTTCACTAATAGATAACTCCGAGCCAGTCAGGGGGAAGCCCCGCTACCGAGCCTTACAGCCGGGGCTTCGTTCCCAGGATGAAGCAAGGGCAGAACACGGGGGGCTTCCGATAAGTTGGCAAGTCTGTACCGTGTCCAGTATGATGACATCACCTAACCACAAGGAGTAAAAATGGAAAATCACCTCACACTCATAAACGGCAGAACATCAGACCTGACTTTCGCCGAACCAGAAATTGGAGAAATCCTTGAGACTGGCGCAACGATACTCGCCCTCACGAAGCAGACAGAACGAGTTGTTGGAGACAGTTACGCAAGTTGGGTGACTGTCTGTTACAAGGCTGGAACTGATTACCACCCGTTTGTTGTTTGGACTGTTATCGCTCGCCCAGACGGTTTCTCGGCGCAGACTGGTGACTACGCTTTCACGCTCACGGAAGCAATGAGTTACTACGAGAGGCGTGGTGGCAAGTGACCCGTATGTTCACTGAATACATCGGTGGAACGACTGACTGGTTTCAGTGCCTCTGTGGAAATCAACCAAATTATGATGGTTTCTATTCGTGCCGAAGCACTGGGGAAATTGTCTCACCAACGCTCTATGGAGAGTGGGACGAAACTGCCTACCTCTGTGAGCGTTGTAGTCGGATTATCAACGGCAATACACTGGAAGTCATTGGGGTATGTTCGGAGCAGGTCGCTTTCAGCAATTCCAATTTTGACTGGAATTCTTACTAATAGATAACTGGGAGAACGAAAATGAGCAAAGCAGGCGAGCGAGTGAGGTTCATATCATCATCAGACCCATACACAAAATTGCGTGAAGGTGATGAGGGTGTAATTACAAATGTAGATTCACTTGGCACGACACACATCAACTGGGATAGTGGAAGCACTCTCGGGATGATTCAGAGCGAGGGTGACCGTTTTGAGATTATCGGGAACTGACTGATGTCTCTAATAGATAACTATTTCACTCGTATTTGGACGTTTCTATCTATCGCCTTTCAGATTCTCGTAGCAAGAATTCAGGAGAAAAAAGTAATCGGTGGAGAGGGTGAGGTCCATTGGGTTGACCTAACCAAAGAGGAGAGGCAAAACCTTGTAGGAATTTTCCCACACGGGCATAGTCTCTACTTCTCCATATCGCCAGAGCCAGTCGGTGCGATTTTTGATGACTACGGGATTCCAGATGATGAGGTCTTTCACTACTTCACGGGCATACGAGAGATTCTCAAGCACTCACTCATAGCGCATGCAGAGGGCTGGCGAATCGCTTCATGCCACCTCGTTTCAGCCAAAGAGGACCTGCTGGATTAACTAATAGATAACTCGAATATTTTCTCAAAGAAGCCCCGCTGGCAACAAATGGGGCGGGGCTCCGACCTGACGCAGGCAGGCTCGGTGGACGGGGGGCTTCCGATAACGAAGCAGTCACGGGGGGCTTCCGATAGGTCGGGCGCAGAAACTTGTGGGTCACTCTCTAATAGATAACTTTATATGACGGTGGTGGATGAGTTGTCAAGTCTGTACCTGTGGGGATATAGTGGGTCATACCACAACTATCAAAGGAACTAGACATGCCGAACTGGTGCTACCAAAACCTAGAAGTACGAGGACCTTCACACGACCTTGATTCTTTCGTTGACGCTATGCAAGTTACCGAGCCCGACAAGACAGGTGCTATGCAGACAACGGTAGAACTGAATCAGATGTGTCCAGTTGATGACAGGACCTTCGCTTACAAAACCATTACCGATGACGCAGGAGTAGAGAAACTAATCAAGACATACGCAACTCTAAGCGAGAACGGCTTTGACGGATACGGTCACTGTGTTGAGATTTGGGGAACAAAGTGGGGCGCATGCCATATCGTGTGGGATGGAAAAAAGGGAAATTATCCTATAAAGATTTACTTTGAGAGTGCATGGTCACCTGCCTGTGGTCTTATCAGCGCAATATCAAGTAAGTTCCCAACACTCTTGTTCGGACTTGAGTTCACAGAGGAAGCAGACTTCTTTGCAGGCTGTGAGTTGTATCAAAATGGCAAGACCATAACTACTTATGACGCAGGCTCGGCAGAGACACCCGAAGCAGACGCTTTCTTGGCAGAGATACAGCGCAAAGCACAAGTGGATGAAACGGAAGTATCAGACACAGACTGGGAAACTTATTACGACTTGTGCTACCAAGCCCGAGAGGTTCGTGATGAGAAGTTGCTCAAATTCTTCACCAAGTCAATGAACGACTTTGGTAAGTCCTATTCCTCAAAGCCACCGAAAGCGAAGGTAATCACTGAACCTTTCTAATAGATAACTCAATACCCCCCAAAAAACAAACAAGCAAAGGAAACAACATGAGTACCATGATTCAGAAAGAATCTAAGAAAATTGCACTACGACTACTCCGTGAGCGTCAAGAGCGAGAGTGGTCACAGCAGGAACTTGCCGACAAGGCAGGAATTGACAGAAAAACCGTGAATCGTATTGAGAACCTTCACTTCTCACCGAGCATGGAAACATTTCTGCGCCTGTGCAATGCAATGAAAGTTCAGGCACACGAAGTATTAAAGGGTTAATTGGTGTTGTGGTGGTCGCTGTGCGACTTTGCATAGCGACCACACTCACTAATAGATAACCCGTCTAGTCTGTACCCTTCCTGATACGATGAAGCCACCACAACCAAAAGGAGTAAGCCATGTCAGTAAATACTGATGATTTCAGAAACCAAAAAATGTTCTCCGTCTTAGAGGACGCTATGGAACGAGCGATATACGCAAAGACCGAGATGTGCAAAGATGAGCCAATGTCCGACAACCCACCGATGTTGCTGGTCGGCTACGACAAAGCCAATGTAGAGGAAAAGACACGCCTGACCATTGGTGACGATGATGAAAGCGAAATGCAAATTGGCATGGTTCCACTGATTCACAAGGACGATGTTCGTGAGTGCTTGGTGGACGCTATCGGCGCAATTCCAACTCAAAAGTTTGAGTTCTTGATTCTCGCAGTTGAGGGATACAAAGACACAATGGCAGAAAACGGAGAAATGCCCGAAGGCTGGTCAAGGGGTGACTTGGGCAAAGACTTTAAGGAGAATCCTTTCACGACTGTCAAAGAGGGCGTAGTCGTGAGTGGCGTTGACTGGGAGCATGAATACGCAATAAACGGCGCATGCACATACTCCTACGATGACAAGGGCGTTCCACAGTGGGATGAAGTTATGTGGTCGGAAATTGAGATTTCAGAGGAGACTGGCATGATGACATTTATCATGGCGAGTGCCTGTGAGTTTATGAAAAAGAAAATAATCACAGAATCCTTCCACGCACTGTTGGAAGCAACACCGAAAAAATCAAAGAAAGACAAGGAGTAATAGATAACTATGGGTGACGATGTAATCGCACAAGTTACGACACTTGTTGACAAGGCAATAAACACAATATCGGGCAGAGAGTTGGTAGCGTCAGCCGAAATGGTTGACCTACTACTTGACATCCGACTACTACTACTAGACACAGAAGCAAAGGAAACAGCATGACAACACACCTATCCAACGAGGAACGCATGAATCCGTTTATGTCGGACCATTTTGATGTAGATGACTTATCGCTCATCACGGAAGCAATAGGGCTATTTATTCAGAACAACTCTCGCCTGATGTACAACGCAAAAGCGATAATGGAAATTGCCCAACTTCCCGATGACGAGCGCATGCAGGCAGTCTCATTACTGAAACCAAAGTTTGAGGGTCTGCCATTATCCGACATGGAACTGGACCGACTAGAACTAATAGATAACTTTGTTCTTGACGCTATGGGCGTGAAGGAAGCAGAGGATGAGGTTGACGGAGTTATCTATTCATTGGAAGAACACCTTAAGAAAAATGGAAAGGAGTGAGTGGCGACACTTCGCCGTTCGAAGCCCCGCTGCCAGGACTAAAAAAATGAAAAAAATCAAACTTTTTAGAACGTGCGCTGCCACCGCCACCACCACCGCCGCCGCCGGCCGCAGGACTGTACAAAAAAATCGTTTTATTTGACGGTGGCGGATGAGCCGGTGCGCATTGTAGACCTATAGAAAAATCCAGTTTATAAATAGTTGTATTGCTAGTCTGATGCCCGCTCATTACACTGAGTCCATAGATAACTATTATCCAAGAAAGCAGGATTACTATGCAGGCAATAACCGAACAATTCGTGAACAGCGTTAACAAGGAACTATGGGACGAAGCAACCGAGAGGCATAAATCCAAGTTCGCCGTTCCAGCAGATGAGGTTAACTACATAGGAGAAATTGTTCGTGGACTCCATGTACTAGGGATATGGCAAAGAGAGGGTCAGGCTCGCCCGCCCGAATCTTTCCTGCGGTCTTACTCTGTTCTGGATTTCGTGATTCCTGACCTACTCCAGAAATATTTGGGTAAATCTACGGTCTTGTCGCTCGACGAGATAAAGCCAGAAAAACGAGAAAAGAAGTGGGGTGCTTTCATTGAGTGGGCAAAACTTCACGAAGCAGAACAGTTCACCACCGAACAACTTGTAGAGATATGTGGTTTCTCCTACCCGACAACACTTGAGTACCTACGGATTTCTCCATACTTCAGGAAAATCAAGAAGGGTCTTTACGAAGTTATTGACCCCAAGACTCAAGACAAGTAATTACTTCTAATAGATAACTTTTTCTCCTTTTTCTTCTTCTTTTAAGAGAGAGCCCCGGCCAACTCGCCGACAGGGCGGGGCTTCGCTCGGGGAACGAGCAAGCAGGCACACGGGGGGCTTCCGATAACTCTCTCGGCTCACGGGGGGCTTCCGATAACGCTGGCGCACCCTTCGCTTCGCTCGGGCTTGCCCACGCACCCAACGACTCTCTCTAATAGATAACTCCGAGCGCACTCTTTCTAATAGATAACTCTCTAATAGATAACTCGCTACATATATAAATAGTCATAAATAAATGTTGGCTAGTCTGTACCCTTCCCGATACAGTGGGTCTTGCCATACCAACCACAACAAACAAGGAGAAAGAAAATGGCAGATACAGCAACCAAACTCCCCGAGTGCTGGCAAGCACTAGAGGACACACTCAACGCAGGCATTGACCGTGTGATTCTGTTCGGACCTTCGGGTATCGGAAAGACTTACGCAGGTCTAACGACTGGCGATGTTGAGGCAGGCGCATACCGACTGGTATGCACAGAGGACATGACCAACATGGATGTCACAGGTGGATTCATGCCAAACGGCAAAGGTGGATTCCAATGGCTCAATGGCTCGGCTCTCAAGGCTTGGCAGGGTAATGGAGTAAAGGGTGGTCGGCTCATCGTGGATGAAGTTGACAAGGCTTCGGGCGATGTGTTCGCAACACTTCTCTCCATGCTTGATTCCCCTGAATCGGCTTCGTATGAACACCCTGAAAATGGTGAAATCATCCGACCACTTGCAGGATTCTCTGCAATTATGACAACGAACATTGAGACAATGGGTGAACTCCCAACGGCTCTCGCTGACCGATTCCCAATTCGGATTCGTATTGACAAGCCACACCCACAGGCGTTGCTTCGTCTTTCACCTGACCTTCGTGACTATGCAGTTCGCATGGCTGACGCTGGTGACGACAGAATCTCACTCCGAGCCTTCATCGCTCTTGACACACTTCGCAAGAGTGTCGGCATGGAACGAGCATGCCAGTTAACCTTCGGGCGCAGGGCAAAGCAGATTCTTGACGCTATTGCAGTGGACATGGTGAAATAACCATGTCACGACACTCAATTCCAACCTCAACCACAGTGGGGAAAGCCTTCCCTACCTCAATAGATAACTCCGAGAGGGGGTCGGCTCAAGCAGAGCCGACCCTAATCGGGCGTTCCGACTTGGAACATGGTAAGTGGCATGTAGAACACTGCCGAGCAGTGCGAGGCGAGCCAAAGACAAATGTTCTCAACCGAGTTATGTACGCACCTACTGATGATGATGAAAAGGCTCGGGCAATTCGGGCGCACGAACTCATGCACGCAAAAGTTTCACCTGCAAATGACATGGACGCTTGGGTGGGTAGGCAAATTGCCTCTGCACAAGCACTCATCGTTACAGAGGAATTGCGTGTCAATTACCTATGCACTAAAGCAGGGTTTGACATGTCTCATCTCGCTGACGGAAGTGAAACGGCAGACGGAGAGCGCATGGGTGCAACGAAAGACTGGGCTGGTTGTGTCGCTACAGCAGTGGCAACAGCAGGAACAGGTGCAAACAAATTGTTTCTCAATGGAGTTCGCAGGCACAACCGAGAGTGGGGAGAAATCCTTCTCAAAGTTTCTAAGCGAGCAGTGAAAGAAATCAAGAAAGCCGACAAAGAACGGAATCTTGCAAGCACAGAAGCAGACAGTCAGACTGGTCTATCCCCTATTGGTTTCGCTCACACAGAACGAATTGCCGAGTGGGTGGACAGGCTCGCCATGTTCCCACCACCACCCGAGCCACCAAAAAAATCAAAAAAAGCAGGTGACTCCAAGTCGGGTGAGGGTGAATCTCCAATAGATAACTCCTCTAGTGAAATTGCCCACAGCAATAAAGGCAAATCGGAGACAGGAAACAAGGAAGGTAATCCTGACCTTGACAAAATCACTCCAACGGAAGCGACTAGAGGAATCCCTCGTTGGGGAGAACTCCGAATTGAGCGTTGCCCAATGCCAAAATACAGCAAGGGTCATATCGGTAAGAAGCGAATTGCAACGAACATGGGTCGCAGACCACGCCGTATGCACCGTCTATTGACCGACCCCTCAATGCGAGTGTTTGACCGTACCGTTCGTGGTAGTGGTGGCATGGTAATTCTTGACGCAAGTGGGTCAATGTCTTTCACCGAGAATCAAATTGCTGAAATCTTGGAACATGCCCCTGGGGCTACTATCGCCATGTACACCGACAAAGGCAACGAAGGAACGAACATGTTCATTGTTGCTGACAAAGGTCGCATGGTTGAGCAACTACCTGACTACGGATATGGCAACGGAGTTGACTTCCCTGCCATTGAGTGGGGCGTGAAAAACAAAGCGCAAAAGAACTCGCCTTTAGTGTGGGTTACTGATGGTGGAGTGTGTGGACATAATGACGGGTTTCACGGAGTACTGTCTATGCAGTGCCTCACTTACGCTCGTAAGAACAAGTACATCATTGTTCCCCACGCAGAGGAAGCCATAAAGCAACTGAAACAACTATCCAGTGGTGGCAAGGCTCGTAGCGTTTATCCAGCCATGTTCAGGCAAGTGTGGCGAGAAGCAAACGGTAACGAACTCCCATACTCTGAATAGATAACTTCTTGCCTACCGAGTTTCCCACCAGTTCTCGGTAGGCAGAGCAAGCAACTACCCACCTGTTCGGCTTTCTCCTTTCAGGTGGGTAGTTCGCTATCCCCTAATAGATAACTAAGAAAGAGGAAAAAATGAGTGACAACGAAACACTTGATGAATCACTACAAGACCTGCAAGACAGTCTGCAACATGCAATTCACATACTGCAAGGGATTCTTGATGATATTGAGGACAATGGGTACACCCAAGAGCAAGCAACACTGGATTACGAAAACATAGTGTGGAACGAAGGCATTGACTTTATGAGTGCATTAGAATCGTTTGCATTATTCTCTCCAGCAAAATAGTTCCAGCAACCTCTAATAGATAACTCTAAGAAAAGAGAAAAAAATGAAAATCAAAAAGAAAAAGAAAGAGAAGCCGAGCAAACTAAGAAAGCAAATAAACGAACACCTAGAGTCAATGGGTGAGAACGCATTACTCATGGACGGGTTTGATGAAGCACTCATTGGATTCTCTCAACGAATAAATGAGCCTTTATTGGCAGTTTATTCGTGGGAGAAAATGATGACAGTGTGCATTGAGCGTGACGGTATGGACGATGAGGAAGCAGAGGAGTACATCAGTTACAACTGCATTGGTGCATGGGTAGGCGAGCAGACACCGATTATTGTTATGCCAGTTCTTTACTAATAGATAACTAACGAAAGCGAAAACTATGAACTATGAAGTTATCTATTATGTACTATTCGTGACCCTATTTGGAATCGCACTACACGCACACACACTCACGCTCGTTCACTTGATGAGACACCGTGTACCAGTTGTATCTCTAATAGATAACTCTCTAATGCTCTACGCTCTCCCTAGAGGACGCTACGACAGAACCAATGGCTCGCTCTATCGTGCGCACAAGGACGAACAGGGCAGACACAGCGAGAGCCTGTGGGAACGACAACGCCCACGAAACGACTTCGGCACTGCGCAACACTCTGGTCACGCCGAGTAAAGAAAGCGAATAAATCACAGAAATTCCCACGAAGCCAAACAGAGCCCCGCCGAAAACGGATTTGCGCGGGGCCTCTTCTCGAGAGCTGACAACCATTGAAGAATATTTAGAAAATTGATTTAATTCTCTTCTTGATGATTTACCGGACGGAGGAGGGGGTCTCATGAAAACTCCTTTTCTTATATGACGGTGGTGGATGAGCTTGGCGGAACTAGTTATTTAATTAGATATCTTCATTTTTTCTAATTATTTGATGGACCCGCTGCCGGCTCAAATCAAATACATCTGCGATTTCCCTCAGGGACTTACCGGCTGCACGCATTTGATGAATTTCTGAATTTCTGCTTATGTCTGTGGCAGGACCAGGCTTGAATGGGCCCCACTGCCAATTTGGAATTTCTTGAATTTTTCTCACCCGGTCATCGGACAATTGGTTTTTACGATAACGCTGTCTTATGTAACCAACCCATGCACCTAAAGAAATATGATTTTCTTGAATTTTTTCAGTGTGCGCAGCGGGAATCTGGGAATTGCCTTCTCGCTCAATGTATTGGGTGAGAGCTTGGATATAAGTACTAAAGCGTGTGTTGTTGTCCATACCGATAACAATAGACGAACAAGTGTTCGCCCTTGACACTTCCCCCATAAGAGGTACAAATATATTTATTTTATAGGTTGACATTTAAAAGCTCAGTAGATAGAGTTATTGGGACCCAGAGGCTTTAAATATAAAGTCATTAATCTGAGTATCTATTGACAATCGGACCGTGGAGGATGACCCGTGGGTAGACGAGTAACTGTTGATATCACCCTTACATTTGATGAGGAGAACCTCGCCGACCTGATGGGCGCTGATGAGGAACCGATTACCGACCAGTACCTAATGGATTGGGCACGAGACACCTTTATAGATGACATCCATAACCTGGTTAAATTTAACCAAGTGCTGGCAGCCACTCGAGTGACTCTTCATAAAAATGGGATTTTCCCTCATGAGCATCCGGCCGCGGTCGAGTAGAAAAAACGGTTTTTTTAACAAATTTCTTGCTCCTGGTCAAACGTTCGTCGGGTTCGGATGGCTGGGGGCAAGGATTCAACCAAAGGTACCGGAGGTACTGGAATGCAGGAATATCTATTAAAAGAAAAAGAGCAAAAAGCCAGCATCGTTCTGGCAATGCGCTTAGCAGAATCCGTGAAATTACGACATGGAGACGACGCCGTGGATTTCCTCTCTGGGGTCATCCTTGAGCTCTCCAATCCCGAGGATGTTTTTACACTTATTTGCAAAATTGAAAATAGCTGACTCAAAAGACACGTGGACGAAAGTTAGGTAGATTCTGTACATGGAAGAAAAAAACAATAAATATCAGTCAGTATCCGGCAGCGATGCATTTGAAAAAATGCTAAAAAAAGAACAAATGAAGCCAGAGCTCATAGAAGAGGTGATGGAGAAAATCGCCGAAACCTCTGAAGAGGTCCATAACATTATCTTCGTTTTTACAGATAATGATGTGGCCGTCACTGGCGTGCATGTTCCTAGGTCGGCGCTTAATGGCGAAGACGGCCCGGTCATATTTAAGAATTCTAAAGAAAATTCATTAACTGCAGCATTCTCGCGGGAGTACATTGAAGAGAGAATCCTCAGGGCTGATGAAGTGGGAGAGAGAGCGGGGCTCGGCAGCGTTATCGCCGACCAGGTCTGGATTTCCGAGTTGGAAAAAATAGTTGAAGAGGTTAGAATGAAAATCGAAACGACCCCTCCCAGGAGCTGGGACGAACTACTAGACGAGGGTAAATAATGTTGACGGTGGTGGATGAGCTCGGCAATGACGGACCACGTTGGTGGCAAGAGGCTGCCAAGGTTGTGGTTTGTGAGATTTTTAACGATTACTCGCTCGAGAAGATTATCCATCACCTGGAGTGTCTCGAAGAGGAATGGCAAGAAATGCGAAAAAATGAAGAAAAAGTTATCTATGCCGCCGGCCAGGTATCTCGAGAATCTCAGAAATATCTGTCGTCCCATTTTGATGGGATGCTCAATAACTTTAAGTTCTTTACTTCTGATGGTCCTTATTGGGTTGATGAATGGCGTCAGCTCGGATGTCTAGCTGCGGCTGCGGGAATCAAAAATGGCAATTTTTTGGCAATATCTGAAGACCTGGCTGCCGGCCGCGCGCATCCAGAAAATGAGAAAAAATCAAGGACCTCCGCGTCAGCTGAATTCGATAGCTGGATGGTGCGCGACTCAATCCTCGAGACATTAATCAAAAAACAAAAAGATTACGGTCATGAGAACATCTCAAGGTTTGGTCGATATGGACTACTCGTCCGCACGCACGACAAGCTAGCTCGATTAATTAATCTACAAAAAACAAAAAACAATCCAGAGAACGAATCGATAACAGACACGTATACTGATATCGTCGGCTACTCCGCAATCGGCATGATGCTCGAGCGCGGATGGTTCGGGTTACCGCTAATCGATTACTAGACATACAAAAAGAAAGACATACTAGACACATGAATTATCATGACGGTGGTGGAAGACGCGCATTACAGCTCGGCTGTTTGTTGGCTGTTGAAGTTATTGGCTCATCTTCTATATATTCTATTTTGGAAAATCATTCTTTTGCTGATGGTCTCTGGTGGTCATTCATGACTTTCACTACTGTTGGCTATGGTGACCAGTTCCCATCAACGATGATTGGGCGGATGGCTGGGATGGTTCTTGTCGCAACAGCTGTATTCGTGATACTGCCAACGATAACTGCAGTAATTGCAACGAGAATAATTGGAGATAAAGATAAGTTTACGCACGAGGAACAAGAAGAAATAAAAGACTCGCTGCGTCGAATAGATTCAAAAATATCCAGATATCAAGCAATCAGGAGTAAGGAAGATACATGGGCATAGTTCTTGGAACAATCATCTATAAAGCCGGCAAACGCCGCGCCAATAAACAAAGAGACAAAGAAGAGAAAGCTCAAAGAGAGTACGACAACTGGGGCAGCCATGATTCCACCAGTGCAATGCATCAGTACTACAATGGGCACGACGGCCAGGACACGTCAGCCATGGAGGAGTATTATGCAAATCGATAACCCTGAAGAAGAAGACGCCATCGAGCAGCGCGCAGAATTCGAGAAAAATGCGATTCTCGACCAGGAGGACCAGATGCAATACAAAATGGAGAATTCTGTAGAAAACAAGAAACCTGATTACCTGGGAGAGCTGGTCACCAAGATTGGCGCATCCGGTGCTGCAGCTAACAAAATATTCGAAAATTTAGGAATTGCTTACAATTGCATTCAGCTACCTGAGGAGGAAGACAATGAGTTTTAAACTTCTTTTTTTACATATTTTGTTCCTGGCCATCTGGTCCCTCGACTCCAGGTTTCTGGAAAAGAAGAGAATCTGGCGGCGGTACCAAAGAAGTGTGAATAATCAGGAGCGCGCGCATCGACATGAGCTTGCGCGCATCAACTCTACGTACGTAGACCTGACACACCACGTGACGCTGCGGCCGGCGAAGAGTGCAGAAAAAGAGAATTTCTATGACGTCCAAAACGAGCTCTGGCCGGATATGGCAAAAATGAAAGAAAACAGGAAAAAATGGGCATACGATGCCGGCCCAAAGTTCGGCTACACCAAGGCTAAGCGCGACGCGTTCTACACGCAGATGCGCATCAGCCGCTGGGGCTGGGGCTCAAGCGAGGCCGGCAAGTTCAAGTAAAAGGTAGCCCGGGGGAATCAACACCACCTACCACAACGGAGACTCAACCCCGGGCCGTGCTTCTTCAGCGATTGGGGAACTGTGCCGAAGGAAGCCCCGCTACCATAGCACTTTCTTTTATTGAAAAGTGCAAGTATTTGTTTTTATTTAATCGCCGGCTCGAGCTCCGGAAAAAAAATAAAATTTTTCCAGAAAAACCCCTCTACCCGGTTGACGGTGGTGGATGAACCCTGCTATGGTGACAACCCATCTAGCCCAATAGGTCTAGGTATCAATGTGACGTCACAATCGCTGAAATCTACACGCTTAAAAACACTTTCCAGAAACGGAAGGTCTAGCTGAGGACGCCCGCGATTAGTTGGTACAAAATCAAAGGTTTTCCCCCAGACCCCCTTTCCAAAGGGGGCTTCTTCTTTAACTTACTACGTTCTTTCTTTACGTAGTTAGTAATGTTCTAGTTAACGAAATTAATCCTTTCGTAAGGCTGAAAAAACAAAAACCGTTTTTACCATTTTTGGTACTTACTTTTTTATTTTCACTATTGACGGTGGCGGAAGAGCCCGATAGTATTAACCCCATGGGGAAGCGCGGTCAATCCGAACACAATAAGTCAAAGACAGCTGCAGCTAAAGAAATACCAAAAGCACAAAAACAAGAGATATTTGATTTCTGGAAACTTACGTTCAATAAGTCTCGAGTAAGCATGGACGTCAACAGGGAGAACGCACTGGGGTGGGCCATCTATACCTACGGCCTAGAAGCCTGTAGGCATGCCATCCTGGGTTGCGCGTCGTCAGCCTTCCATATGGGCCAGAACAAAGCCGGCAAGACATACAACGGGATAGACTTAATCTTCAGAGACGCTGAACATGTCGAGATGTTCCTAGAGCGCTACGACAAGTCGATAGATACAAGCGCGCGAGATGAATGGATTAATAATGGATAAAGCTGAATTAGCCAACCTAGTTGACCAGGTCTTCGCCACGTACAACCAAGAGCTTCCATTAGATGACAAGAGCCGCGTACAGCTCATCTATAAGTCCTGGTACGACTTACTCCATGACCTGAGCTACGCAGACTGCAAGGAGACCTTCCTTATGCTGGCTACTACTTCCACCTTTATGCCTAAGGCAGGGGAGATAAGACGTTCCACAATTAATAGGCATACAAAAATAGGGGAAACAGATGAACCCATTATTGCTTGGGGTAAATTCCAACGGATAATGGAAGACGCTAACGCAGGTGTGGTGAACCAGCAGGAGCTCCAAGAGGCTCTCATACTCACAGTGCGCAAGCTAGGGTCTGCCGGCGCAGGGATGCATACCAATGGGGACCGAGAACACTTCATCCGGGTATATGAAAAGACTGTGATAGAAATAGAAGGAGAGAAATATAAAGTCCCTCTCCGAATTGAGGAATAAATGTTTGGCTTTTCTATTTGGCAATTATTGTTGCTTATTCTTTCTTCTTCTTTTATAGGGTCAGTTGCATACTCCCATAAAAGTTTCCTACATAAAGTGACCCTAATTGGGTTGGTAGTAGTTGCAATGAGGACATTCATCCTGAACTAAATTCTGGGTATGAAACGTAACCCAGGCCGGCCAGTTGTAATTCCAGAGAAGCCAGTAGTAACGCTTACACTCAGAGTTACAAGAGAGTTCAAACAGAAACTAATCAACCAATCATCAGCTGTTGATTTGACGCTCACCGCCTACATCCAGGCTTTGGTAGAGCGCGATGGGGCGTAAGGCCAGCAAGACAAAATACACAGATAGATGGACAGGAATAACTCTCCGTCTAAAGGGTGATGTAAAAAATCAAATACTAGAAGCTGCAAATAAAAAAGGAATATCTGTAAATCAGTTTGTTCTTTATGCAGTATGGGATTTCATTCAGAACGAAAAGGGAATCCCTTCGCCCGGAAATGCGCAGTTTGCTCTGCCAACAGTGCAAGAAGAAGTGCTTGCGTACTTGCGCGGGGAAACATTAATGAAACCGTGCGGCAAAAAAGATTGCCAACAAATAATTACCCAATTAAATGAGATGGACTTTTGTGGGACTTGTAATCTCCGTATTTTGTAAGTGGTACATACAAGACTAGAAAAAAATTGAAAAAAAAACGCGCGCGCAAACTTTTTGCCCTTTTTTTGCCTTTCTTTTCATCCTCCCCACATCTGTGCCAGTGTAGGTCTAGTAGGTTTTATCTTCCTTCTTCTTTGTTCTGCCGCTAGTTGCCGACTCGTCAACCCGGCCCAGACACCGTGCATATCGGCAGGTGGAAACTCCAGTGCGTAATTGAGACACTCCCTTCGAACAGGACATGACTTACAGATGGCTCTTGCTTGTGCAATGTAGGTAATGTCCTTATGTTGTTTGGGAAACATTAGTTCTGTCTTTCCTTTACATCCTGCTAGTTTGAACCAGTCTTTTCTTTCTATATACAAAGACGCAACAGGTGTGGAATCTTTTTTATCCAATTCTTTTTGGGTAATTTTATTACTAGTCACTTGCAAAAGTCTCCTAAAAAGAGAGCATTCTTACTCCCTATAGGTAATTATTACTATGTAATTACTGAAACTCAGTGTCAAGTGGTTTTAGGTATTTGGTAGGTGTGTTATGCTTTCTTTTATGAATGACTTGTACGCACAAGATAAAAAGACAATCATGATGTACGAACAGGAAGCGCTTAACTTCCTTATGGAGGGGAAGCAAATAACCCATGACGACATTGAGACAACAATTGAACAGAGCCCCAAGTACTCACTAGTACAGATGACTGCCAACAACATGTTCCACACCAATAAGAGGCTTACCTGGAGTGATGTAGAGAATAAGAGAAGCACTCAGTAGTGTTTCTCTCCCCTAGTGTTATTCCCTCTATGTAGGGGTAGGTAACTAAGAGGGATTTAAGAACGTGGATGCTTTAAAATAGCGGCGCGATGTTTTCGGCCTTATTCAGTCCTCATCTTGTTTAGTGTTGATTAGGTCTGAATCTTCAGATTCACCCATCTCAAAAAAAAGCCCGAGCGCGACTATCACCATGATGATAACAGTGCCGATAATTGGGAAAATCCATACTGGGCTCATGTTCTAAGAATACCAATATTTCTTTATTTACAAGTTATCTATTTGGTTTTTTCTTGTCCCTGTACCAGTGTGTGGTACGGAGCACCCGTATATGGGTCGCACTTTGCTGCGATGGACATAGCCTTTATTGCTATCTTTCTTGCAATAGCTATTGTTAGCTTTCCTTTTGGCTGTATGGCAGAGAGGGCCCCTATGGCGTATTGAGCCCCAGTGCCCACAGCAAAGACTCCGCTGGAATCAGAAATCCATGAGTAATCACCGTCAATGATGTATATCGCTCCATTGATAGCCATTACCACCGTAGATGAGTGCTCGGCTATATGAGTCTTGGAGCCATTCTCTGGTAATGCGTAGCCGTGTGATTCAAAGCATTCCCTTAAACTTGGGATAAATTTAGCTGTAACAAAGTGGTCAAGCTTCTTCCCTCGTAAAGTTGGTGTTGGATTCGGCGGCGTGAACGCATGATGCAGGATGTTTATTGCTCTTAGGTCGCCGGCAGCTCCGAGGATGAATCTGCCGTTTAGACCGATTTTCCCATTTGATTCTCTGAGGCTTGCTATCTGCGAAATGAGACCTTCATCGTCGTCCAGTGTTGATATGCGCGAGTCTGCGGTAATAACGCAAAACCCATCACCCTGGATGCCGATAATCGTTGTCACTAGTCAGAGCCTTCCTCGGTATCCTTTGAGCTTTCATTCTTGTGTGCTTCTTGGAGAAGCGTAGACATAGCCTCGTAAGGGTCGAAACTATCACTTGATTTCTCCATAAATTCAAGTGTTGTTTTAGTTAATCCATAGAGCCATTCTCCGTCATCGGTTATACCCATAACTTCGATAAGACCTGCTTCCCTCAGAAAGTCGAGGTCTTGGATGATTGCTTCATTCCATTCTTCGCTCATGCTCTGTATTCTTCTCCCCTGAATATCCCGTGTCCGCTGTAAATCCACATTGGCTCATAGAAGAATTCTTCTCCGCCGACGCCAATTGGCTGGTATGTAACTACTCCGAGGCCCTGTTGCCAGTTCTCCGCGCCCTGTAGTAATGGTCTGCCGAATTCATCCGAGCCAGACTTTACTGATGGGACTGCTCCGTCAATCCTACATAGGCAACCAGGACTTGCGGCCATGATTGTTCTTGGCCCCTTGTCTGTTCTCCTTGTTCTGTAGGCATACTCGTTTCTGTGGATATGCCCGTAGATGACTGATATACGCTCGTTGTCCAGATACTTCTTCGTGGTCGAGTTATTTGATACGACCTTGTCGCCGTGTACAACCATTAGGTTTGTATTGATGTAGTGGGCAGATTCTGGATATCCAGGCAGGTAATCAACCCCGAAATCATCCATCCTGCATAGATAAGGAACGGTCATTACCGGCCATTCTGGGCGAAGCTCTCCTGGTTTAATCCCTCTGGTTATTCCGAATGCTGCTTCTGCGTTTGTTTGTATATACCGAGGTAGTCGCGCTTCGTGGTTTCCAGCAATCCAGGTGATTTTGGCTCGTGGGGCCGCTTCTCTGAGCTGGGCACATAGGTGGGTAGCTCTGTCGATTGCAGCCTGGGCCAGCATCTTAAATGGAGCCGCTGTTAGATATTTGCCAAATTCTGCAAAATCCAGGTTATCCCCGACCATCACAACCTGGTTAGGGTTCAATTTTTCGATAACTTTCAAAGCCACCGAGATTGCTTGCTCGTCGTGAATCGGTTCCATCTCGAAAGAATCAAGCGATTTACGGTAGTGACCTATCTGTATATCAGGTACGATTACAGCGGTCTCCCACCCAGTTGGCTTACTTACTTTTGTCTTTATCTTTTGTACTTGTATTTTGGGTCCCTGAGATATGACTGGCCACTTTGGACCAGACTCCCATGTAGGTGAAATCCTTATGGCTGTTGTGGTTGAGGATTTCGGTTTTCCGTCTTTATCTGTTGTTGTTCTATGACTCAGACTTATCGACGCATCCGCGATGTCTTCAACAGGGATTCCCTTTTCTTTCAGAACGTCCGCGATATCCCCAAGAATCTTCTTTTTTGCAATAGCTGAATCGCTTTCTGCTTTTAAGGTTTTTAGCCGTGAAGCGAGATTGCTGTTCGGTGTCTTCTTACTTACCATTTTTAGCTCCTAGCTGGTTGTGAAGGCAGCAGGTTTTTGCAGCTTCTGGGTCCTTGAGGCAGGTATTCCTTTTTTCTCCAAGAAATTCCCTACCTATAGAAATTCCCTCGCTATTTAATGTTCTTACTAATGACATGGTTGTAATGTCGCTTTTCAATACTTGGAGCAAGGCGTCCGCCGTGTCTCCGTCCAGGCCGGCAACTATCCGTCCAAGCTTGCAGTCCTGTCGTGAATTCTGTGTCTCTAATAGTTTCCCCAACGCGTCTTTTAACATGAGTTCCACCTGCTAACCTTTCGTTATATGGCCGGTCTTCCGATAGCGACTACGCAAGATATCCCAGTATCTATTAGTACTGAGGCCCCCAATGTCGTCAGTACTGATAGTACACCATCTAGTTACATGCGTGTGGTTATGTCGTCATGAAAAATCAGAATTCAGAAAAAATAAAAAAAGCCCTCGAAGAGGCCATCCAGGATAGTTCCTCAAATGGGGCCGATGCTGTTGAGCGAATACTCCGGACGCTAGACCAACAGAAAATAGTCAGATATCACAACGATGGGGACGTCAATCTTCTGTCCACATCTGGGAGGGTTTTGGTCTCGCTTATCGAGGACCCAACAATGACGATTAGGGCGATAGCGACATATCTTGGTTTGAGCGAAACAATGATTGATAAAACCGTTAAATCATTGATGAATGCAGGGCTGATTACAAAGACAAAAGTCAATCGACAAAATGTCTACAAATTAAATAAAAAAATTATTAATCAGCAGCTTGATATACGTCAGTTTTTACGCGCTATCAGTGAATTAAATGTTGAGAATATCCAGGAAGAGATAGGAAATTCGGACCCGTTCTAGTAAATTACTGTCATGGAAAATTGTAGAACCTCAAAGAGCCCTATAACTTTCTACGGAAGTGGTGCTTACGCGCTTCTTTGTTTTGGTAAGAGCGCTAGAAACGCGTTTTCGTCAAAGACTGCGGCAAATGTACTCGCGGGTAAGTTCAGGGGTCCCAGTGACGTCCGTATCGCGGCTAAACGGTTAGCAGAGTACGGACTACTCAACGAGGTGTCTCACAATATGTGGATACTCACGCAACTTGGGGATGACTCCATATATGAGATAGCAGAAAACTTTAGGAGTCTGAGAGCAAGGAAGCTTGGCAAGACCTACGTTGAAACAAAACTGAGGGAAATCAGGATTGGTGCTTCATCTTCTATTAATGATTTTATGGACGACGAAATCCTTGAAGAGATGTATATCAAAACTCTGGACGCAACAAAGAAAAAATCTTCAAAGAGAAAGCCAAGGCCTTAGTCGCGGCTAACTAGCCAGGCCTGGAATATCTCGTCACTCAACGGCATAAACCACAGTTGTGAAGCATCTGGGTTCTTTATGTCACCAACAAGCGTCCAGCAAATTTCTAGTTCTTTATCGGCATAACACATGCCACCGTTGCACTCCATCCCGTAGCGGGAGATGAACCATCTAACAATACATTCGTTGTCTTCTGTCTTGCATTCTCCGGAGTCCTGGTGGGGGCAGAGTATCTCTGAAACTTCTAGTTCCGACTTATTTATTCGCAAGACTATTTTGTGTTTATCGTTATGCCAAATCTGTTCTGTTTCTGATTGCTTTTTTGACATCATCACCTTTGGATAAATTACAAAATCTATGTACGACTTTAAGCATTGTGGTGCAACAAAAAGGTATCACAAAAACGAGCGAAAATGCAGCAATGGCCTTGCGTTGAACCTATTAAGCAGTTTTTGCTAAGAGTCTTTCATCTATATCTAGAAGAACTTGAGCCCACTTATCGTCAGATTCCTTGGAGAATGATGAAACTTCACCTCGAAGTTTTTCAGTTAGGCCCTTTTCGCATAATCCCAAGAACATCTCAAAGAATGTTTCGCTGCTGGTTCCAAGGTGAACTGTTTTTTGGGTGAGCGGATTATTGATATATACGTAGTCACCATTGAATAATGGGATGATTATGTTGTAGTTGGAGTGCATTGCTGACTGTATTGCTATCTCTTCTGGAGACCGCTTATCGACAATTACCACTTTCTTCTTTACTGGTCCGCTCATCTTTTGCTCTTTTTCTTCTTTTCATAATGGCTCGGCTTGAATAAATCGACCCACTCATGTTCCCCAATGTGATTGTCCAGCTTTTGCGATATGGTATCAACGTCATCATCAATGCCTCTTATGTCTTCGCGTATGGCGTTTAGCGTCTCTTTAACAACCCCATGGTCTTTTATGTTTTCTCGTCGACCTTTTTCAACAAGTAAAGCGAGCACACTGAATGCTCCAGTTACTGCGGCTGCCCAGACAATCTCCATTAGAGGCCAAGCAATTCTTTTACTTTTGGACCAACCACAGAGTCTGCTGCAAGCTTGTTCGCAACCTTAAATGCTTTTATTGCTGCGTCTGTTGCTGCGTCTTTCTGACCGTTGATTTCACCCTTATAGAACCCCTTGGCCTTCAGAGCCTCTTGTAGGGCTTTGTGGTCGCTTGCTGCTGGTACCGCACTTGCAGCAGCCACCGGTGCGGCACCACCAATGAATGCCATAACGGCTGGAGTTGGCTTGTCGCCTGTTACTAGACGAATATGCCATGGCTCGCTTGGAACAACTTCCCAACTGAAACCAAAATCTTTAACATTTGCGATAAGCCAATTCAATCTCTTCGGCTCTGATGCACTAGCAATATCAATGGCCAAACCGAGATTGTGGTTCGATTTACCCGGTGTCGCCAGCATCGCCATGCCTTTTTTCAGGTACCAGGTTTTTCCTTCGAACGTCTTCGTGCTTGTTCCTGTAACTGGTTCCAAAACGTAGCGCTGTTTGAAGCCCGCCAGTTGGCTCTCGTATGTGCGATATAGGTCGCCGGAACTCGTGGGTTTAAGCTCGACTCCGTCTGCTTTGGCTTTTGCGACCATTGCGTTCCATGCGTCTGCGGCTCTGTGGTGAAGTTTTCCTCCAGTTGGGATTGCTCTGAGTAATGATTCTGGCAGTTTTCCAGGTTCAACCCCTTTCAGGTCAGCAGGCATAATCATTGGAACGATGTAGTCCCAGGCAACTTTACTCATATTGACAAATCTCCAGAGTCAGGGGCGCATTGGTTATGCGCTAATAGATTTTACAACACAGATGCACCAATTATTGTGTACTAACTAATCAGAGTCGGGTTCTTTCATGTGCAAGTACATCGATGCAGTAAACGCCAAGAGAGTTCCCCAAAGGGCAATCTTTTGTGTAAATCCAGAAAGAGTGAAATACATGACCGTGGCACCGGCAAGTGTGAACCCAGATGCCATAACTCCGTAAACAAACTTTCTTGTAAAGTTCTTCCAGTCCATAACTCTCACTCCATCCTCATATTTGTAAATAGATATTCGCTTAATCCAATCTGGGCCTTCGCCTTCGATTGCTCCACCCTCTTCTGTCTCTTCTTCTTCTTTCCGAGCCGCGACATCTTGTCGTGGTGTAGAAGGAGCAGAAGGTCCAGGGGTTGGTATTCCACCAGCAGCAGCAGCAAGAGCCACCGTACTGGTTACCAAGTTTACCGCAATTACACTTCGTCTCGTACCAACATCTATAGAGGAACCTAATGCGGTATACGTATCGAACACGCCGGCGAACACATTTATCTCTTCTTCAAATGATTCCTTAACATCGGTTGGTGCATCGGTGAGTGCTTCTGAAATTGCAGCACCAACCTCTTCTGAAATCTCAGCAACAACGATTGCGCTAAACACTGCAGACGCTTGTTCGCCGTCAATGCTTTCAAGAACCTTGGCGCTTGTTGCGAGTTCGGTTGCTTGGCCCGACTCGATTCCGCCCTCTTGTTCAATTACTAATGTCACAACTTGTGCAACTTGCTCACCCGTAATCGTGTCTGATTCAAGGACATCCACTATGACTCCGACTGATTCGGCATTCAGTTCGCCATCTAATACAGCGGTAAAAGTTTCAATCAAAACCTCAGTGCTTACAGATTCGTCAAAAACAGCACCAAGGACAGAGCTCAACAAATCTGCAGTGAGTCCGTCTTTCAAAACATCAACGATGAGGTCAATGGTTTCTGCATCGGAGAGGTCACCGTCAAAAACATTGTCAAATACTGCTTTTGCTTCTGACGCGCTCAGGTTCGTTTCAAGCAAGTCTCTAAGAACAGCCTTGGTATCCTGAACGGAAATGTCTTCGTCAAACACTGCACCCATTACCTTTGAAATATCCGCACCACTTGCTGGACCATCAAAGATTGAACTGAGTGCGGAAACCATTGCTTCAGGAGATGTTGTTTCCGAGAATGCGGCATCAAGAACTTTGTCCAACTCTTTGTCGCTAAGGTCGGCACCAAGCATCGTTGTTAGTGCTTCGGTGAAAACTTCACTAGAGACATCTTCGGAGAACACTGCATCAAGAACCTTGGTGAACTCTTTATCGCTTAGGTCTGCCCCCAAGAATGAATTAATCACAGCGCCAACATCTGCACCCGGTTCTTCAAGCGAGCCAAGGGTTGCGTCTACTACTGCGTCAAACTGTTTTGGTGTTAAGTCGGCATCAAGGAGTCCATCAAGGACGGCAGTTATTTCTTCTGTGGATGCGTCTGGGGTGAATGCGGTATCCAAAATACCCGCAAGGTCACCCGTGGATATTGCTTCTCCCGCCTCTGGGAGGGTAACCTCACCTGGTGGAATTATTACTACTACCGTTTCGGGTTCTGTTCCAACTGGTGGAATTACTATTCCTGGCAGTGCGGTTTCTGGTTCTGTTCCTACGGGAAGCGTCACTGTTGTGGATTCTGTTTCAGGCTCTGGCAATTGCGGCAGTGGCACTGTTGTATCGTCTGGGGGAGTCACGACGACAGGAGAGACGCTCGTACTGGTCGTCCCAGTATCAACAGGTGGAATAACAACAACAACTGGCGGTATATAAACGGTAGTTGTAGTTGTAGTTGTAGTTGGAACAGTAGTGGTAGTCGTAGTACTGGTAGTACTGGTAGTACTGGTAGTACTGGTAGTACTGGTAGTAGTAGTAGTAGTAGAAGAAGTAGTTGTAGTGGTTGTGGTAATTGTGTTCCCAGACTCCACATATCCAGAGCCCGAGAAATTAGTTGTATTGTTCGCAGTATTACCAAATGTGTTTCCACTGGCTGTAGAGAAAGAGTTTGCACTTACTCCGTTGTATACCGAAGAGCCGTTATTCCAATTGTTTGCAAACTGAATAGCGGTGGTGTTGCCATTGAATGTATTACCTGAAACCGTTTGGTTGCCAACGCCAACCGCCCAACCCGTCGGAATCCATGAAGAGAAATACACGCCTGTACCGTTTGAAGTAAATGTTGAGTTAGTTACCTGCTGACGGTTAAGACCGCCTAGTTCTGCACCAACCTGTGTGTTGCTGATAAATTGGGTGTTGTTTATCTTGAAGAATCTTTCTCCAGATATTCCGTAAGTATTATTAGAAAAAACCGAATCATAAACGTATGTGCGGTTTGTGTAATCGGAATCCGTTTGGCTCAAAGCCGATGGCGTCGAACCATAGTCTCCAGCAATACCGACATATAGATAATCAAATGTTGTATCCGTGAGGGTGGAGACAGAACCTCCTCCATTATTGAACACGGCAGAGCCTGCTGTCATTCCCGTGAAGCGAACATCGGTTGCAGAGAAAGTGCCTGCACCGTTATTCACAAGACCGCCGTTTGTGGCTTGCCCTTTTTTAAGTGTCATGTCAGAAATCGTCAGCGACTTGCCAGACGAGATATTGAATGGACGATACAAATTATTTCCGTCAATAATGGTGGAAGTTAAACCAGCACCAGTGATTGTCAAGTTGTCCGAAATTGCAGGCAGAGCAGAAGTAAGCGTGATTGTTCCAGTGTTTCCTGAAGCAAAAGTAATGGTGTTAATAGTGGCTGAAGCGTTCGCCGTAGTGATAGCCCAACGCAAAGAGCCCGAGCCCGAAGTATCTAAAAGATTTGTAACAATGACAGATGTTGGGGCAGGAACCGTGATGGACGCAGCCGAGTTTGCCGTTAGTGACCCAATTGAGTTTGTTTTAGTTACGCGGACTCGTATTTGTTTCGCAACATCATCTGAACCAACCGCATATGTTGAAGATGTTGCGCCAGATATATTTGTCCAAGTACACGAAGAAGGAGTACAGGATTGCCACTGATAGGTTGTCGCAGTTACAGCAGACCCACCGTCACCCCAAGTCCCATCAACTGCGGTCAGAGTTTCCCCGTAGGCAACAGTTCCAGACATTGATGTTCCACCAGATGTTGTCGGAGCCGTAGACCCTGCAAGGATAGTAAACGACTGGCTTACCGTGGCTGCTGCCACATATGAGTTATTAGAAGAACTATTTGCGGAGATGGTGCAAGTTCCTGTTTGACTAGCCAACACTGTCACCGTTGCAGTTGAAGTTCCACCGCTGTCTGTTGATGAACCAACGGTGCACTTGCCTGTAGTGCTAGATGTAAAAGTAACCGACAACCCAGAAGTAGCAGTGGCTGAGACAGTAAATGTTTGGTTTGATGAAGATTTAACTATGTCGGCAGGCTGAGCAAAAGTAATACTGTTTGCGCTGGCTACAGATATTGCTGAGTCAATATACATTGACGCACCAAGGGCTTGACCGCCAGTTGCATCATAAGAACCATTCACAAACCTGAATCTGTAATAACCAGTAGATGGAACTATGCCACTAGACGTAACCCATGATTGGTTTTGCCCACGCCCGTATGAAACTAAAGTTGAAGTAGCACTAGAGCCATAGTCGTATGAGTTCCCACTCGCAGAAACCTTAACTAAGTATCCGTATGCTTCGTAGTCGTCACCACCACCAGCAGCAGCCCAGTCAAAAGAAATTGATTGGTTTGCCGTAGCAGGAAACGGCTCGGTCCATATTTCTGGTCCAAACGCCGAACCGTATGTTCCATGATTATTACAAGTATTGGCATAGGAAATAGTGCCAGAAGAGAAGAGACGAATTACTCCACTACGTCCACCATATGCCTGTCCTGTAGATGTGGAGTAAGACAGGTACTGGGTGGTCGCTTCTTGGCCTTCATACAACTGCTGTTCTCGCGTGTAGTTCTTATCGGTTACATAAGAATATGAATCGCCAGAGGTAGCGTCGGTGCCAGTCATTGTGTATGGACCAATGCCCTGCTTGCCTAGAACCGCACATTGGGTTCGGCTTGCCAACGAACCTAGGGTTACCTTTGCTGCCGCAGTTGACTCAAAAACAGGTGACAATGCTTGGGCTGGAGCAGAAAAGCCAAAAATGCTTAAAAGTAAGAAAAAAACCGAAGGCACAGCCATGATGGCTGCTGGTTTATTAATCCGGCGACGCCGTACGAACATGGGGCCTCCTTAAAAAAGACCTCCAATTCTAACATTTTTTAGAGTTTAAATATAAGTAAAAATTTTATACAAAATTCAAGTGTGAGACAGCTCTGGCAATTCCTTCTTCAAGAGTTATTTTTGGTGTGTAAAAAGACAACATTTTTGTAGGGTCGCAAACGCGATATTGGACACCTTCTGGTGCTCCAATTATTCTTTCAAAGTCAGGAGAGTAACCGCATTCAGTTGCTACTAAAGTTGCCAAGTCATTAAATGAGGTAACTCGCCCAAGTCCTAAATTCACTGGACCTTGTATGTCTTGTCGTACGGCTTCTAATGTTGCCGCAACGACGTCTTCCATGTGTATGAAGTCTCTTACTTGATTGCCCGAACCCCAAATTTTAAATGGGTTTGCTTTTTCAACACCACGTTTAATAAATGACGGGAAGGGATAATCAAGCGACTGGTCTTCGCCGTATCCAGAAAACGGACGGAATACATGGACTCTTAGTCCTTCCTTTTCTGCATAATTTGCAAGCATCTCCCCGGTTAGTTTTGCCCAACCGTACGTGTAATCGGGGGATTGAATATTGCTCAAGTCGATATCCGACTCGGTCAGATGATGAGTAGAACCATAATCTTGTAATTTTATTGGATAGGCAGCCGAAGAAGAATAATAAATAATTCTTCCTGGTTTTGTTCTTAAGGCCCACTGGAATAATTCAGAATCAATTGCAAGGTCTACAGCTACAGATAATGGCTCCCCTTCTATTGTCGCTCTTCCTCCAACTATCGCGGCTAAATGAACTACCAAGTCGAAGCGTGTTTCGTCTGTTGCAAAAAACTTACGAGCGTCTATTCCATTTTTTATATCTACACCCGTGATATCGTGACCATCAAGCGCTTTGTGAAAATAGCCCCCCACAAAACCAGCATTGCCGGTAATAAGAATTTTCATAAGTTTAAAGACTCACACAGTGCTACCTGGAACATGCCAGGCGTTTCATGACGAATGACTTTCCATCCATTTGATTCAAGCATACGAGCGTATCCTGCGACGTCCCATGCCCAAGTATGATATCCATAGTGGGCATCAATTGTTTCTGTCCACGGAGAACTAGCAATTAAATACTTGCTTTTTTGAC